CTTCCCGCATCTGGTGGCCTAGCCAAGCCAGTCTGGTCTGGTGGCCTTGCGTTAGCACCACCTTGACTAGCGTGGGTGTTCGCTTGATCGTTGGATCGTTGGCTTCTCGCAGTTCACGCAGGGCTGTCATCCTTGCTCTGGGTGCTGCCCTGCCTGCACCAGCGGTCTTGTCTGCCAGCGCGTTGTACTCTTTGAGCCACTCTTCCAATGACGATAATTCCTGCGGGTCTTTGCGAGGTGTGTACAAAAGCCATCCACCACCAGAAGTTTCTGCTTCCTCTGGTTCTGCGACGACTTCTACTACCTCTGCTTCAACGGTAACTGTACCATCGACCACTTCTACAGCGGCTTCCTGATAGGAAGGTTCTATTACTTCAGGCAAAGCGATAGCATCCAATGGATTCTTAGGCGTGATGTCCTTGGCTTCTTGCTTGGCTTCTGCTGGGTAGTCATCTGCTTCCTCAGTAGTTATCAAACCTTTAAGTGCATCTGGGAAAGCATCTCTCAGGGCAAAACCTCTGGCTCTCATTTGCAACATTCTCTTTGGGTAGGATGTCCAAGGACCTTGTTTATTCCACAGTCCTGCCCTCTTTGCGTCCTCGACTGAGAACTTGGCTGTGACGGGCTTACGGCCCCTTCTGTGGGCGATACAGACAGCGATAGGGTTCGGTGTACCTTCGCCCTCAAAGAACTCTTCGACGCCCTCACAGGCTGGGTGTGCCTGTACCAGTGCCATTGCTGCGTCACCATAGACTGATGGCTTGCCGTTGATGACGCTGATGTTTTGCAATGCCTGCATGGGTGCTAGTCCAATCTCGTTGCCCCATTGGATAGCCACCAGTATGTCCAATGGCTTGCCTGCATAGGCTTTGGGGACTAGATTGGATGCTGCTAATTCGCCTGCGAAGGTCTTAGCTTCTGAAAAGGTTGTCGGCAGGAAGCCGTTTCTAACTGTCACGTTGCTCATTGTTTTTTCTCCTTGATGGTTAGGCTTGACTGCCGGATTGAGTAACCCTCTTTGGCGGGGATGACTCTCTCTGTTGTTGCTTTGTAGTGGCGCATCGGCCAGCTTACTTGGTACTTCCCGATCTCAGCTTTGGTGGCTGTTTGCATTGCTTCTTTGATACGTTTCTCTCTGTCATCTATGATCTCTTCACATTGCTTGATGTCCTGCTTGGCTTCGTAGATGTCTCGCGCCCACGTTTCGAACTCACCACCTAAGTGGACTGTGGCATCTTCGCCTGCGCCCCATGTCCTGTTGGCATCGTCACTGTTGACAGGTGGATAGTAGTCAATATGCATATCTGCTTTCCAGATGTCAAGTCTACGTTGGAAGTCGAGCGTAGCTTTTTCGATTGCCCGAAGGGTAGGCTCGTGCGGTTTGAAAAGGAAAATCCGCAACTCTGTACCGCGATAGAGGACTGCCAGAGCGCCCCATTTAGCGCCTGTGATATCCATCTGTGCCTGTAGTTGGATTGGTCCCCTGTACAGGGCTGGCGTATGTTCTGGGGCGACTGAGGTTAGCTTGGCTTCGATGATGCCGACACCTGTTAGCTGCATGATGTCGCCGTCCATGACCATGATTCCCTTGTCTGGATCATTGGAAACCACTATTGCGTTTCCATTTGCTACAGCATCTATGCTACAGGCCAGCGGCAGCAAAGGATGAAAGCGTGGTTCAGGGTGATGCGTTATCAGATCGGTAACGCCTAATCGCTCTGCTGCTTTTTCAATGATGATTCGCTCGAGCGTGTCGCCCCACTGCATTGCTTCATTTTGTGCTGATGTTGAATCGATGCCGTTTATAGCTTCTATGCCAGCTTGTAGCTCGTCATTAGGACTGCGGTATTTGCTATACCCCATGATTGAGGGCAAGCGGGATGCTGAGAGCATTGTGTTAGGTGTAACTTTTCCGACCATGATAGACCCCTTATTAAAATGGAAAGATGACACGTTCGATGATGCGTTCAATCATTGAATGATTGATTGAATAACCCTGTTGCTCTGATAAATGCAATAAATGCAATACTTGGTAAGCGTCCTGCTCGGTAATGTCCGGGTTTATTTCCTGAACAATGGCAAGGGATACAGGGATTGAGGGTTGCTTGGTTAGGCAAATAGGCATGATGGCTCCCAAAGGGTTTATAGGGCGGTAAAAAAGGGCTGTGAAGCCCTGAAAGTAATCCGGCAGGGGTTAGCTACCGGATCGGGTGAAAAGGGTTTATATGGCCTGTATTAGAACGACATAAGGACAAAGAGAAAGGCCCATAAGTACAGAAAAGCTATCAGACCTAATAACATTTCGAAAATAGTTTGTTTCATCATGCCTCCGAGTAATCTTCGATCATATGCTCGGCGATTTCATGCCAATTAACCTCACTCAGGAAAGCCAGCGCGTAATCTTTGGCGAGTCCGTCATTGGTGGTGCAATCGATCAATGATTCGGCATGATCTTTTAGTGCTTGCCCTAGATCGTAGGAATCTAGCCCGGTGCCGAAGTCGCTCGGTTCCATGCCATCAATCATCTCCAGATTGACGCGCCAAGTCGCGTAATTAGTCCAGCCATTGTATTTGTTGTCCATTTTGCATTTCCTTTTAGGTTTAAGCGTTGATAGAGAATTTCTCAATTTCGGCGGTAAGTTGCTCCACCGTGTAGATTTTGTTGATGCGCTTGCCGCTGCCGAAGAAGTGAGTGACGGTGTACTTACCATCTCGGCGAACGCCATAGATTCGCATCTCATGGCCTGATAGTCTGCCGTCAGCTTGACGATTCATGCTGCCGTAAACATCTTTAAATACTTTCATATTGTTCATTTGCTATTTCCTTTCAGGGTTAGCGTTATGCTTCGGGGTGAGGGTTTTCGTATGCGCTACGGGCTACGGCTAAAAGCATTTCAGCCTCGCTGTCTGTTAGACCAAAATGATCAGCAAAGCCGCCGATAGTCAGAAAATCATTGACCCAGACCATGTATAAATTTGTTAATTGTTCGCGTGTCATTTGTTCCCCCGATCAGATTATCGATTGTTCGTGATTTAGGGCAACGAAGCCGCCACCCATCAATACAGCGCCACATAGGCAGAGAATTCCGCAGGCACTAACAGGTGCCGAGATGATGACAGCGAAGATGGTGAGGATGAAAAATACTAATGACGAGAGGATGAGTGCTGTTGAATCTTTCATGATGTCATTTCCTTTTAGGTTTAGACAGGCCCCGAAGGGCCGGATTGTTTAGTTGCTTAATTCGTTGGCAGCTTCGATCAGGTTTGCAGCGTAGAACCCGACAATGTGCGGTTTTGCAACAGAGTACGCACCATCGTCTAAGTAGTTGGCACGATATAGCCAATATGCGCGCTCACCTGATAATCCGGTTTCTTGATATATCCAGATGGCTCCGCACTGTTCTGTGATTATGTTTTCCATGATGTCATTTCCTTTTAGGGTTGACGTTTATCAAGTGCTACGGATCGGAGTATAGGCATTGCTTGGCAAATGACAAGTAATATATTTTAATCATTGCCTGCATTGTGATAGATTCCGCAAATGGCACATAAGGCTACATTACTTAGGTTGCGTCCTGAGATACGCGAGATGCTCGACAAGCTTGCGGCAGATCAGCGTCGAAGCAGAGTAAGCATCGTTGAGGCGGCAGTACGGGAATATTACCGCAGCAGAGAGAGTACAGAAGATAAACTTAGCAGGATGATAACTAATGCAAAGCTTTGAGTTACCAGAAGCCCCGAGGATAAGGGAAGCGAAGCCGATTGATCGGAGAATGTATTCAGTAGTGCCGATCAGGGCAGCGAGTGACAAGCGGCTGAGAGCTACAGCATGGCGAGTATTGGTTAGCGTATGCAGCTATGCGAACAGGGCAGGCCTCTGCTGGCCGGGATATGAAAACCTAGCCGCAACCCACGGAGTAACTCGGCAGGCAGTAGGCAGGCAGATCAAGAAGCTTATCGCTTACGGCTATTTGCAAAAGGTTAAGAATCATTCATGGGGCAGGACAGCGCAAATACTCAGAGTTATCTATGATGAAACATTGTCTGATAGGCAATTGCTTGAGCGGATACCATTCGAAGAGAAACCGCCGGGGCATCAGTGGAAAGTGTTAAAAGATGCGGAGGAAGAATTTAACAATCCCGAACAAATGGGGACACACCAAGAGGTTGCTATAACGGCAAGCAGGAAGGATGAGGGGGAGCTAGTAACAAAAGCATATATAGCAAGATGGATATCTCTCAATCGTCAGGCAGGCTTTAGCAGGTTAGCAACGCCTGAGGATGAGGTAGTCATTGCTGAGTTAGCAGCGGCAGGGGTGACAGTGCCTGTACTTGATGACATCGTGAGGGCTGTCCTTGCTGCTGTAGCAGGGACTAGCCGTGAGCCGCCACATAGAATCAGTGCATTTAGGCGGCAGGCTATCGATGCCGTATCGAAAGAGGACCATGCTCCCCCCTTACCGTAGGTATGTGGGCGTGGGTACTCCGCTCAATTTTTCCCAGCTTTTTAGCCGTTTGCAGGCTGGTTTTTGCCGAGCGGCAGCCGAGAAACTGCTGCGATGGCCTTGTTCCACTGCCTTGTTTATAACGTGACGGCCCGGAACCGAGGGAGGTTTAGAACTTTTAATTATATAAAATGGGGAGTCTCGGTTCCTCTGGGCTGGGTGCTGGCCCGGCAGTGGTGAGGTTGAGGCTAGGTACCTCACGGGGTGGACGATAGAACACCTAACCCATATTTTTTTATGGGTAGAATCCATTGCTGGATGCTTGCTCTTGTTTATCTAGGCTAACAGAGGTGTCAGTCTCTGCAAGAACTATGTGTCCCGATATTCTCTACCTGATCCCATCCGGGGGTATGAATAAGGAGTACCGTCCTATTCGCCACGTTTATTCCCTTGGTCGCAAGCTACCTACGGGAGGGCTGGGTCATAGCCCCGAAATGAAGTATAGTGGATGAGCAGAATACTGCAAATAACTTTTAGTAATCTCTTTGGAGAGCCATATGAACTACGGTAACAAGCCATATGAATTGCAGGATGACAATGGGAATTTGTTTAAGAATAAGAAGAAGGGTGAGAATAGCCCGGACTGGTCTGGGAAGATAAAGTTGAACAGCCAGTTGTTTTATTTGTCTGCGTGGGAGAAGAAGACGAAAACTGGCGATGTGTTCTTTTCGGTAAGGCTTGGGAAGATGGTACCAGCAGAACCTAGTCAGCATAGTATAGATAAGGGCAATGGGTATGCCCCCGGCGATAGGAAAGACACGCTGGATGAGGAAATCCCATTCTGATATATTGACAGGGGGAAAGCGGATTTTACTGTTCGGCATATGCCCCCACGCGGCAGAAGTTCAGTAATGGAGCGAGTACCCATCCTATAACCCCAAGGGGAGCCACATGACCTACCTGTTAGCAATATCACTAAGCCTGCCACCGCCAGATACTTTAGAGAAGTGCTTCTGGCGACACTACTGTACGCTAGAGAAGTGCGTCAGTTGCTCAATCTGCTGTTATGAGTCATCCTGTATGAAAAGCTGTTTCTGAAATACGGGGGAAAGCTGTGTCGATCATTAGTAGGTCGTCAAGGGTTACAGTGAGTACCCCACCCGATATTTTGGAGTATGCCCTGCGACTAGCGGGGTTTAGCCCAGCCGCAGGTGGCGCAGGTTTTTTTTGTTTGTTTTTCCCTGCTAACAGCGGCAGTGTGGAACCGGCCCCTATACTGGTGAGACTACACGGACACCTCGGAAAGACGAGGATCACCCTAAAAGACTATGAGCGTAAGCAAACAAATACCATCGATTAAGAACTGGGGCGGCGTTCGCAGAATCCAAGAACGATTAGGCGGCTCCACCACCATCGCTAAAAACAGAGAAGCAGTGGCCTATGCGCTGCTGACCATCGCTAATACCAAGTTGACCGACATCATGGAGTGGGATGAAACCGGCAACATTAAGGTCAAAGCCAGCAAAGACATCCCTGAACACGCCCTGCAAGCTATCAAGTCCATCAAGGTCAACGAACGCTACGACAAAGAAGGCGGGTGCGTCAGAACACTAGACATCGAACTGTACGACAAAGTGGGTGTGCTACGCATCTTAGCCAAAGCCTCTGGCCTATTGGATACGGTCGAGGATTCCGATAAACCGAGCGTGATCGGCATTAACGTCAAAGCCCCTGAGATTATCGACGCAGAGGAAGTCCGTGAGCAAAACTAAAGAAGCAGGTACCAAAGAGATGCCCGTAACTGGGCTGAACTTAGACTTTTCCACCAGCCCAATGGTGTGGAAGTTCCTGCAATCCAAAGCATTCGTTCGTGGAGTCATGGGGCCAGTAGGTTCCGGCAAGTCATACGCCTGCTGCGCTGAGATCATGATGAAGGCCGTGCAGCAAAAGCCTTCTCCGATTGACGGCATTAAGTACAGCCGCTTTGCGATTGTCCGAAACAGCTACCCGATGCTGAAAACAACGACCATCAAGACATGGCTCGACCTGTTCCCAGAAAATACCTTCGGGCCACTGCTATGGACACCACCGATTACCCACCACATCCGACTGCCTGCGAGAGAAGGTGCCGCTGGAATCGACTGCGAAGTCATCTTCCTTGCACTGGATCAGCCAAAGGATGTCAGAAAGCTGCTGTCGTTGGAGTTGACAGGTGCATGGGTCAACGAGGCACGGGAACTACCCAAAGCCGTCATCGATGGACTAACACACCGAGTCGGACGATATCCGACTAAGCGTGATGGTGGGGCAACTTGGCACGGCATCATCATGGATACCAACCCAATGGACGACGATCATTGGTGGTTCCGCATGGCAGAAAAGGAGAAAATGAGTGGGGCATACAAATGGGACTTTTTCAGACAGCCCGGAGGTGTCCAAGAAGCCGATGTTGCAGAACTGCCAGAAAATCCTGAAGCTAACGACCATATATATAGCGCAGGTCGATGGTGGAAACCCAATGCCAAAGCAGAAAATACGTCTAACCTGCCGGGGGGTTACTACCAACAAATGCTGCTCGGCAAAAACCTCGACTGGATCAGGTGCTACGCCGAAGGGAAATACACCTATGTGCAAGAAGGCAGGCCAGTCTGGCCCGAATACGACGACAACCTGATGTCGCAAGACTTGGACTACGAGCCAAACCTGCCCATCCAAGTCGGCCTCGACTTTGGTCTGACACCCGCCGCCGTCATCGGCCAGAAACACCCTTCCGGCGCATGGCACGTACTGC